GCAGTGTTAATATCCGGCTTTAATCCAAGCTGTGTAATAATATCCTTTAATAGTTCGCTACGCTTCGCAGTTTTCTCATAATTCTCAAGTTGTTTCTCAAGGAACACAGTGTAACCAACAAGTGTTAATTCAATATAGAATCGATGACCGCCAGGAGTAATCTTCACCTCATTAATATAACCCTCATGACTACTAATCACTTCATCTCCCAAGTATATATCAAACTGGGTCTTCTGCAAGCGTTGAAGATGCTTCAAACGCTCCAATGAATAAGGCATCTGCAATGTAACTTCATGACTCAAACCATCAACATCATCACTAGTACTAGGCACCTGACTGAAATCCGTAATAATGTAATTTGTATTCTTCTTATTACTTTGACCACCAATATTATTTGTACCCTGTAACTTCTTACATGTTTCAGTTCCAAACCATCCATCACTCTTCAAACCACCTAATTGTGATTGTAATGATTTAACCGCTGTTTCAGTATATTTTCCAAAGTCACCATCAACCTCACGAGTATATAATCCTCTAGCTTTAAGTACATTCTGCAAAGCCTTAACATCATCACCCTTACTACCCTTCTTCAAGTTAATCTTACTACAATCAAAGTTAGTAACAGCATTAATTGCACCATTAGTAACAGTCTTACTACCATCAGCATTTAATTCAGTATCAGGCAATACAACAACATCAGGCAATACCGTCAGCTTATATCCTACTCGCCTTTCATAGAACTCTGGCAGAATCTTAGATTTAGTTGATGTGCTTGATGACTTGGATGATGTTGTGGTTTTTGTTGATCCGATTTTTTCATTAAATACTTTTTTGAGGTCTGGACATGTTTTTGGTCCGAACCATCCATCAGCTGTATGACCAGTTTTTCGTTGAAATGCCTTGACTGCTAGTCCTGTATAGTATCCAAAGATACCATCTATCTTCATAGTATAGTAGCCTAGCTTGTTGAGCATTTGTTGTAGTACGGTTACTTGTTCTCCTTTACTTCCATTCTTTAAGCTTACCTTGTTACAGTCTATTTTATCTACTGCTATGTTAATTGTTGTATCATCCTTGCCTGTAGACTTAGAAGTAGAGGTGGTGGTTGTAGTTTTTTGTGCTACAACACTTGTAAGCTTTTTACATGTTTCCTCATCTACCTTACCTGTTGCTTTGAGGCTATATGCTTTCTGGAATGCGATTACTGCTTGTTCTGTTACTGGTCCAAAGCTACTGTCAATTGTAGTGTTATAGTATTTGAGTTTCTTGAGTGCTGTTTGTAGCTTGTTTACATTTGCATTCTTTTGTGGTCTTTGAAGTAATATTTTAGTACAGTTCAGTTCATTAGACAAGTTTATCCACCTCTATTAATTCAAATGTAATCTTCACATGACTAGTTTTCACATAGGAAACACCTGTAACACTCATAGTGTAATCCCCTGGAGTGATATCTATTCCTTTCACATTGATAATGTATGATTGTAACACCTCCAATTCAGGATATAATAAATTATAATCCTCTACAAGCAATGTGACTTCAACAGTATATTTGAGTTGAGCATCCAATTTTGGATATACATCCCATGACCCATTCATCATCTGTGTACGATCCCATTGTCCTTTCCGAAATGGAGTATTTGGAGTAACAGTGTTGGCAACCAGTTGTAAACCATTCACATCAATATTTGGTTTAGTGTAATGATGTAGATATTTCTTCCAGTTTGCTCTCATTCGTCTGTATATTATTGTTTGGGATTGTAGTCTTGATTTTTTGTAGTCTTCTGTTGTAACTGTTTGTGTAGTGGTAGTTGTGGTTGTACTTATTCCTTTCTTTTCCAGGTATCTTGCATTGACTTTTCCACAGGTTACTTCTCCTACCCATCCATCAACGGCTAGGTTAGGATTGGCTTTCTGGAATGCACGTACTGCTTGTTCAGTATAGTCTCCAAAGTCACCATCAATCTTGAGGTATTTTCCATCATCAGCAGCATTTGTATAGTATCCTAGTTCTTTGAGCATGGTTTGGAGGATTGTGACTTGGTCTCCTTTGCTTCCATTTGCTAGTTTCATATTGCTGCTACATGTTAATGTATCTGCCATAATTATACCCCTCCAGTGTATAGTCCATCTAGTGCTTTGTAGAGCATGGTTCTGCTCTCTGTGGTTGTCATGTTTTTACAGTCTAGGTTGTTTTCCATTTTTTCTACTATGATAGTTTTACTATTATCGTTGTTGGTGTTGTTATTGTTGGTTGTCATTCCATTTGTTAATAATGCTGGATTCATCTGTTGAGGATTTGCTATGCTTGCCTGTAAGAGTCCATTATTAGCTGCTTGATATATACTGTTTAATGGATTAAATGCTTCAAACTGTTTCATACCTGCTAAATCAAACAATTCCGGCATGTTACGAGTATAAGCATCCACGATACCACGTGCCAAACGAGTAGCATTATCACGAGCAGTAGGAAGAATAGCCCTAATACGATTAGCAGTTTCTTCAAACTCCCATGCAGTTAATCGTTGTACATGACCCGGTGATGCAATACCTAATGCTGATTTGAAACTAGATACAATTGCAGCAGCACCACTGGCAGCTGCACTAGCAGCACTAGCCAATGCACTACGAATCTTGTCAGGTATCTTACCAAACTCATCGGCCACAGCCTGCGGAATCTCAGCAATCTTATTCTTAATACCATCGTAGATTTCACGAGCCTTATCACGTGCAGCACTAACAGCATCTGCCAGTTTCTGTCTAACAGCACTAACCACATTCTGGAAGAATGTACGAACCTTATTCACTACTGCCTGTATACGAGTAACAATAGCTTGTCTTATCATAGTGGCAAGATTACCTGCTATGGCTCTTGCCCTGTTGAGCTGAGTCTGTATAGTCTGTACAAACAATATCCACAACATACGTACACGATTAACCAATCCCATAATAATATTGACAATAGCCATTCTTAGCATATTAATAGCCATATTTGCTATGACACGAGCCTGTTGCAAACGTAACTGTATCTGTAATACCATCTGAGTAAAGAATTGACCAATCATTGTTGGAATACTTGCAAAGGCGTTCCATATACCTTGACCTATTCCAATAAATCCATTAATCACATTAGTGACTAGTTGCATAATAGCAGGAGCAACGATAGGCCATATCTGGCTTAATGCACCATAAATCAATGTAGGGAGTGGGGCGAAGATAGCCATAATACCAGCAGTCAAACCACCACCAGGAACAGCAGCATCACCAATACTAGAGAGTGCATCAGTAATAATAGTACCCAAGTTTCCAAGAGCATTCATTACCATACCAGGCAATTGTCGTAAACCATCAGCTATACTTTCACCAAGACCATTAACAGCATCCATCACACCAGGACCAGCCTGATTGAATAAATCCGCAAGAACACCAACAATAGGAAATGCAGCTGCAATAAGTCCCATCAAGTCAATACTGCCAAGAGCAGACATAATCCACCCTCCAATCTGACCCAATGAATCCATAATCCAATCACCAAGACCAGACAATGCATCCATAATCATAGGACCAACATTACCAAGCCAAGCTTGAAGTTGTGCCATAGCAGCAGGAAAATCTGTGAATAATAATCCAAGCCATTTGGCAAAACCAAGAACCTGACCCCCAAGCCATGATAAAGTTTCACCAACTTTCTTCATCATGCCCCCAAGATCATTCCACCATCCAAGATATTTACCTAATGCATATAATGCAACAAATGCTGCGATAACAGCAGCAACAAATGGAGCGATTGTGAGTAATGCTCCACCAACTGCACCTATTGCCCCTGCCAGTGCAGGGAATGCAGCAGCCAATGTTCCACCAATACCACTCAGGAATGCTAATGCACCACCAGCCTCAGCAACAGCAGATATGATAGTACCTATTGTCATAAGAGGTCCGGCAATAAATCCTAATGCTCCAATAACAACACCAATTACTCCACCAATTACAAGTAATGCAGCAACTAATTGTTTAACTGGTTCTGGAGCATTCTTGAATGCATTCACAACTTGAGTAATGATTGGAACAACTGTTTTCAATATAGGAAGCAAGGCATTACCAATCTCAGTTTTCAATGAGCCAATACTGTTTTGCATCTTATTCATTTGTCCTTCAGTACTGTTCGCATAAGCATCAACGGCATCCTTGTTCTGATTATAGATGTCGTTCAATAGTTTTTCTTGATTGATTGAACCATCGGCATTTTTATAATCCTCTATCCGAAGTCCGGTAAGTTTCTGTAATGCCATACCCCGACCGTTAAGTGCAGAGATTATTGTACTGCTGGCTTCTTCCTCTGAGATACCTGCACGTGCTGCTAGTCCTGCTACTCCTTTCATTGCAGGTTCAAGATTCTTGTATTGAACACCATAATCCATTAATGCTGTAGCAGCAGCTCTAGTATCACTTACGCTTCGTCCCATGTCATTGGAGAAGCTAGATACCCAGCCTTTGATTTGTTGCTTTTGACCATCCCAGTCTCCACCATTGGTTTTGACCACGGCTCCAAATCGGTTCCATGCAGATTCACTTTTTATAGCACTGTCAATACAATTCTTTGCAAAGCTAGTTGCTGCTGCACCAGCTGCTGTGAATGCCATTGCTGCTTCAGTACTTAATGCAGCTTTGATTTTTGCTCCTGCTCCTTTTATCTTGTTTCCTACATTTGCTACTTTTCCACTTATTCCACTGGTGGATTTACCTACACTACCATCACTCTCTTGAGCTGTTTCCTTAATTGCCTTTTTCAAGTTGTTAAGGTCTTTGATTGCCTGGTCTAATTCGGCTACTGCCTTGATAGTTATATCTTCATTACTTGCCATATCATTTCTCACCTCCAAAAAAAAGTTATTTATTCATTCATTTTCTCGTATTTCTCTTCTAACTCCTTGTTTTCCTTTGCACGCATACGGAATTGATGATTATAATAACGAATCAACAATTGGATATCAGGCATGAACTTTCGACGAATAACTTCATCAATAGGTATGCCGTGATTCTTTGACACTTCAACATATATCATAATAGGATATGATTTAATAATTCTCTTGAAATAATTGATCTATATCCTCCCTGCTAATATTGATTATATCCATCACCTTACCGAATAACTGTGTCATATAGAATAGTTGCATCTTTTCATAGATTTCAAGCATGACCTCATATGGTGTGTCTTTGCCATGTAGTGTTGTTTGTTTGGCAAGGAATTTACGGCACATATCCATCTGATTTTGTAGTGTTTCCTGGTGTACCTTGTCATTGATCTTGTCTTGTACTTGTTGTTTGACTTGTTCTTCCTCTGCCGTTAATGTTTCACCAGTTCTTATCTTACTATAGATGTCTTGTTCTTCCTCTGTAGTATCCTCAAATAATTTAAGGTCTTGTACAAGGTCGATGATGGCACTACTGTCTGTTAATGGTTTTACATCTAATTCTATTCTTGCTATTCTTCCATTCTTTAATGGATAATTGAATGTTAACTGTTTCACTTCATATTGGTTATCAAGTAAGTCAAGTAATGCTTTTTCGTCATTGACGTATTGTATGTTGTCTTCTACATTCTGTAGTGTTTCCTGTGGTTTGATTTCATGGATTGCAGTACGATACCTGCCTATGATATTATCTACCTTGTCTAATTCAGGGTCGGTTAATTCCTGTTTGTTCAATACCTTGTTGATTAGGATTAATTCATCCTTTTCCAGGTATTCTAAGGGGATGTCTTGTGCTTCTTTTATCCACATTGTCTGACTTGCATGTCTTTTAGCTCCACGTACTAATTCTTCTTCTGTTAAATCATCATCATTTCTGTATTCATTCATAAATATCATCTGCTCCTATAATAGTTCTTCTTTTAAAAAAAAAGGAAGTGTACATTGGAATATTATTTCCCATTTGTATCACTTCCTTCCAACTCCTCCAATATGAGAAAATAAGTAGGGAATATTACTCCCATTCTTATTTCTGCACCCAATCCTTATTTGGTTTACGATTTAATGCTTTGATTTTAACATCAAACTGTGCTGCACCATCTTGACTGATTTCCTCAATAATACATCCAAGGAAATTATGTACAAGTCTCATCACGTGATTCTTTGGATTATAATCAAAGATGTGACATCCAGGTAATGCTTCAATCAAGTTATTCTGAATACCTTGCACACCATCCTGAGTATCCTTATATTTCTGAATCCAAGGAAGGTGTTCAATGTCAATACCATTTAATTGTATTTCATAACTGTTTTTACCCATAATCATTGCATATGGTTGCATTTGACGAGTTGCTATTAACTCCTCGTTTTCTTGTTTGATTGTTATTTTGATTTCTTCAACAAAAAGGTATTTGCCTGCAAATCTTACTTCTTGTTGTTCATATCTTAGTTCTGTTCCACGTTCTGCCATCCCATATCACTCCTAGTTTATTGTGGTGTTGACTTCAATAGCTATTACTGCACGTGCAGGTTTAAGTGTACCTGTTACATTGAAGGTGTAATCATCTGCACCTTGACTTACTGTGAGTTCGCTTCCTTCTTCTTGTAGGTCTCCACGGTCTACAGCTGCTTCAATTATGGAGTCAATATCTGTCTGTAGGAATGTGATGTTTTGTTCATTTGTTCTTGCTTTGACAAATGGGTCACATGCATCTTTCACATCATTCAATACTTCATCTGCTATTCTACGGACGGTGAGTTGTCCATCTGCTGCTGCTGTACTGAATGCTGTGGTAACACCTAATAGGATACGGTTGATTTTAATACCTTGCCTTAGTTCAGATGTAATGACAAGCACACCTGCATTCATAAGTGTTAACTCTTGACTATCAGTATATTGATATGTACTTTCACCTATACCTGTATTGATAGCAGCATATCCTACATCTTCATTATATGGTGTTTTATAGATTTTACCAATGACTACTCCAGCATAATTATCTGGATTGATAAGAGCTAATCTATTGCCACTTATTCCTTCACCAAGTGTCCGGAGTGCTGTTACAACTGCTGGTATTTTATCTGATTCAGCATTTGTATATGCGTCCATGATTGTACCATATGGTACGACATATGCAATTTTAGCGATACCTTTTGCATAACTATTAGTACAACCAAGCTGTAATGCATTACATTTGCTTAGGATTGCATTTCCATTAGCACTTTTGGTTTCTTCAATATAGTATATTTCATGGATTTCTGGTATGTTATCACTATCAGTTACCACCTGTGTAAATGCTGCATTGGTATCTGTCTTAATACTGTATACATAGAATTTTGTTGTTGTGTTTCCTATCTCAGTAAGTGCTTGTTCTATGTATTCTGTTGTTTTTGTTAATCCTTTTCCATCAACAAGAGTCTTGAATGAGTTAATGGAATCAAATAATGTGTATTCATTATCGATTGTAAGTGCTGTACTGGTCTGTACAATAAATAATGGGATTTCATCTTGTTGAGTATTTACTCTACCAGTGGTTTCGGTAAAGTATACTCCTGGTTTCTTATTATAAACCATATTATCTTAATCCTCCAAAGTTATTTTATCATTTATTTTCATGTTCTTAGATTATGTTAATGTCATCTGATTCTATCTGTTCAATCCGGTCACCAGGAATAGGAACATATTCACGATACGCACCATGGCATCGGAAGACACTATGAAGTATAGGTGGCTTTTCCTGATATTCATCCAGGTCAAATGGAGGTTCAATATTCAATCCACCTTTCAACAAGCCATGCTTGAACATCAATGGTTCATAATGATTCCTGCTAGGATAAGGACATTGACATGCAGTACGACCTACTGCCGCACAATCATTATGTGTATAACTACATAATCCATTAGTATAATTGGTACAATACAGGTAATGTTGATTTTGTTCCTTATACCAACAGTTCATTATCTGTTTATTGATGCTTTGTCTTTCATTTTCTTCATAACACCATACATCCAATTGAATATCTGTAGCACGTTCATACATGAGTTGTAATGTATCCTCCAAGACACGATACACTCCATCAGTACTGATATCCAGTACATCCAAGGTTATGCATGGCATTACAGGCACTTCTGGTCTGTGCTTGATGACTTGTACAACACTATTATTAATTGTGATTCTGTTTTGTAGTAGATCAACAAGATATGCTTCAACAGGATTAATCAAATCTACCATGATTATTCTCCTCCGTTGTAGTTTTCCCAGAAGTGTTCCACTATCTTTTCTCTTGGCTTGACTTTGCTGGCTGCTTGTTGGATGAATGGTCTTGCTGCCATCTTGTATGTTCCAAAGTTCACGTATTGCCAGTAACTGGCACTGTTGGTTTGTATTCCTTCTAGGGTGTTGCCTTGAGTATGTACTTCATAGTTATTGCTTCGTCGTAGGTTTCCTGTTCCTCGTGGTGGTTTTCCAACTGGTGTTTTCTTGATGATTTCACGGTTTAATTCTAGCATGGTTGTTTTCATGGATTTGAGCATTGCTGCTCTTATTTTTGTTCCTTCTAGTTTTTTTTCTAGTTCAGAGCCTACATCTACTTTCATCTTTAATGCCATGATTTAGTCACCACCTTTACGTCGGATTCTCTCAAGATGTACCTTCTTATAGTTGTGGAAGTGATTGTATGTTTCTACTTCGCCTATGATATGGTATCGTATTCCTTTTTCATCTTCCAGTTGGTCATATCGTCCGAGTGTTGTGTTGATGTCAATATATATCCGGTATAGGTTTTCTTTTTCTATACCATATTTTTCTATGATTTCATTATTGTTCTCATTTTGAAAATCACAGATGATATCATCACTGTACTTGTATGATTGTACTTTTTCACCATAGACACCAGTAGCATTCAACGTTGGAATGTATCTGTGGAGTGTTGCATTAGGAAAATGAATCATAACAGTTTCACCCTTGCATCATACATTTCACGTATATTATTAACTAGTGCATCTATAGTGTTGACTCCTGTGCCATTCGTATTAGTGTTGCTTGCATAACTGACACTAACATCACCTTCACTAACACTGGAAAGATTATAATTACCATTCGATTTGAATAATTCAACAACCAAAGGAATCAGATGAGCATCTAATGCATCATCACTGTAACCATACTGGTAGTCGGCTTCTAGAGTACCAGTATTATTACCGTTGAGATATATTATACCCTCATCATAATTGATTTTCCTTGGAGTTATAATCTTATCATTCACCTTTACTTGTAGACTTTCACTTTTGATTGGATAGAAATCAGTGACATACACCTCATCATCAAAGTCAGGTATATACTCATTCCGATTAGTTGGTGTGAAGTATTCCATACCGACCAAATGCTGAGCTTGACTAATTGTTGCAGTGATTTGTTCTTCTGATGCTGTTATTCCCTGACCTGCAAGTATGTTTATTATTTCTTCAGTCATAGTCATCTTTAATCACCACATCTCATTATATTATTATTTATTCTGTGATTCCATCAATTACGAAAGATTTAAACGGAGCTGTATTGTATGCTGTTACCCATGCGTAGATTGCACTACGTGTAGCAAGGTCAGTCTGTGCAAGTTCAATATATGATGGTCTGCGTTGATATGCAATGTCAATAGTACTTGAATCAATAACAGCTAATCTATGTTCATCTCCATCAGTAGGTACATTCTTATCTACAAGTATAGGTATGAAGCTACCATCAGTTGATTTGAAGGTTGATACAGTGTGTCCTAATGCGATTTCTGTTACGTTATTGTATCTGATGAATGGACTTACAAGAGCGTCAAGTTGGTCTGCTACAACACTATCTGTTACTATACAGTCTGGTGTTCCACCATTGTCTATACAGGTTCTGATTGCTTCTTTTACTTTTGCTTCTGTGATGCTACCACCCATACTGTCACTATCTACACTTTTCCAGATTTTATCAAATTCCAATGGATTTGTAGTAGCATCTCCTGCAAGTAATGATGTGTCTATGAGGTTGTTTACTTTGATGTATCCATCAGTGATTAGGTTTTCTTTGAGGTTGATTGTATCATTACCATCTTGTGCTTTCATTGACACTTCGATTGGTATTGCAATTGTTCTGGTATGGTCTGGATGTTCTGTGAATTGTTTTGCAGTATAAGCTGGTATTCCTACTTCTGGAATGAATGCAGCATCGCTTCCACCAGTTTCTTCAAAGAACACTACATTATTAGTCTTAATATCTCTTGACCTGTTGTTGATTTCTAGGTATTCGAGGAATGTTTGTTCTCTTACTGTTTTTGATTGTATCTCAGGGATTTTGGTTATCTGCATTGATGCTGGTGCATTGGTTGATAACTGTGTTGCTTTGTCAATAGCGTTTGCTAAGTTGTACATGTTATTATCCATAAATAATCTCTCCTATTATTATTATCATACTCTCTTCTTGTTCAGTCTATAATGATGCTATTTCATGAGGACTGAATGATTTCTCTTGTGATTTATCTGTTTTTTTCTGTGATGAATATTTGAAGTCTACTTCTTTGTTTAAGCCATTGAAGATTTCTTCTATTCTTTTATTAACAAGGTCTTCAATGTGTTTATCTTCATCTTCATCTTCATCTTCTTCTGTTTCTGCTTTGTCTTCTTCTTCTTCCTCTTCTTCTGCTTTTTGTTCTTCAGCAGGAACAGGTTCTTCTTCTTCAGCAGGTTTTTCAGTATTTTCTAATGCTTCTATTCTACTGGTTAATTCACCAATTACAGATTCATATTCTGTTTTCACTTCTTCTCTGATTTGTTCAAGGAATTCATCTTTTCTTTCATTAAATGCAGTGTTGATTAATTCTATTACTGCTTCTTCTGTTGTATATGTTACTTCTTCTTCTGCCATGGTTTCTTCCTCCATATTACTTTCTTGTTTTTGTTTGATTGATTGTAGTATACCATCAAAGCTCTTGGATAAGCTTACAGTTCCCATAGTACCTTGGTCACATGGAATATCAGTCAATGATAATTCCACTAAATCCCAGGAAATAATATTACTCATACTACCCTCTTCATAGCTACAATCACCACTAATACTAGTACCGAAATGTACACCTTGTTCAAGATAGGATTGAATAATATCCTTACGTTCATCTACCAATCTTGCCTTAAACCATGCCCCTTCATCACGAAGTTCACTTGCAACAATAGGACCAAGGATACCATCAAAGTCTTTAACATGATCCAAGTGCAGGTTACGATTTGGTAATTGATTAACTATCTGGGTTAATGCATCACGTGTTATAATATCTCCTGCTAGGTCTTCTTGTCCTGTATTTGCTATGCCTTCAATGTATACTGCACCATCATCACCATCACTTGTCGTTTTTGTGATTGGTGCTATAATCTTGAATTGTTTTGTTGTCATCATATATCACCATTTATTGGTCAGGTATTACTGGTATCCAAGTACATCTACAGTTTGGATGAACAATAGGAGCATCAAGTGCCTCTTGTATAGGTACTTGTCTTCCCTCTAGACTACCGCATTCATCACATGCATCACCACTAGCAAGAAATTCTACCATAGTAACTCCATCTTTCATGTACTGTACTAGATTAGCATCATTGATGATACGTGCGGTTTCTGTACGTGCTATTACTACTGCACGTTGCTGTGGAGTCCAACCATTTATTCCCTCAGTAAGTGTTTGTCTGAGGCTTGTCTCGGTGGGATGTGTACCTGCTGCATAATCCTGCACCATACTATTACGGATATTCTGTATGAGTCCTTCACTACTATTACGCACTAACAGGTATTGACTGTCACAGAGGTTATTCAATACATTTCTTTCAGTATCAGTATATTGTAGAATATCTGTTACACTATTCTTTTTCTTTGCATATTCATAGACTTGTTCTGCAATATCTGCTCCTTTCTTTGCACGATTAGATACTATGCGTTCCCATTCATCATGAATACCACTTTCCTCAAAGAATGCTGATAATCTACCTGCTCGTTTAAAGAAGTATTCCTGTGCAGCTGGAGTATTAAGCCATTCAAGACTTTCATATATGAGTTCATCATATCCTAATTGTAGATTTTTCTGAATCATATTCTCCAGGCGGATTCTTTCATCAAGTGTGATTTGATTATAATCCATAATAATCATTCCACATATTACTGGTTAGTTTGTCAAGTCCACGTTCATTTCTTGCTTCATCTACTGTTTTGACACCAGTTCGGATTAGTATTTCATCTACTTGTGCATTGTAGAGTTCATCTATGACGTCCATTTGTTGGTAGTGGAATCTTTCACTGAATCCATGGTGTTTGAGTGTGTTGTTGAATGCGTTTTCTATGAATTTGCATTCTCCTTCAAATGTGGTTTTCCAGTCTTTCTTTTGACTGTCTCCACTTCCACTTCCTAGGTTGGCTGTTTCTATTTTCCCATAGATTTGTGGTGGGATTCCATAGAGTCGTACTATTGCATCTTCAGCATAATTAAGCAGGTTGAGATATGCCATATCCTGATTTTGATATGATGTTCTTTGTACAGTAGCATTCTTTAATGCGAGGATTCTTCTTTTCTTGGAATTCCTGTCATTATAGAGTCGGTCAAGTTCTGCCTGCATATTCCTGCTACTGACCTGTTCACCAAATGAGATAATGAGGTTTGGATCAAGTCCATCATTAGCAAGAATATTATTGTTGTAGTTAAGACTGTTCTGATACAATGCTATGAGATTAGCAGCACGGTTAATCTTACTGATTCCCCATGGTAGCATTTCCTGTTCAATATTAGGTTCACGTATATGTATCAGGTCATCAGGTTCATATTCTACATTTGGCTGCTCTAATAGACTATAGCATTCTGTTTCATTATTCCATACAATCTGATTATTATGAATGTACCTGAAACCGTTCAGGATGTTATAGTCATTGTCGGTACTGATTTCAAAGAAACAATCTCCCATATTACCATAGCTATCCCACATTAGACTTGTAATGTCTGCCCATGTGGTATTACTGTTGAATCCATTGGGTTCATTGAATAATCTGAGTAGGTATTCTCTGGTGGGTATGGTGTCTTGTTCCTGTGTGTCACTATCTATGTTGAAGTCACAGGCTAGTGCTGTGTTCTTGAATACCTTGTTGCATCGGTATATTACAGGACATTTTATTGCCTGATAGTATATTTGGAGGTCTGTCTGGTTTGTTATTGGGTGGTGTGTGTATATTGGTATGTTGTCATATTTTGTGTTGTCTTGTCTTAGTGTTGGTAGGTATTGTGTGATTGTTTGTATTGTCTTGTCTAGTATGTTCATCTTTTCTTCTTTGCCTCCATTAGTGTTGTTTTTACATTTTTGTGGGTGGTTATGTTCCGTATGATTATTTTTCTTGTTTTCTAGAATGAGGCTTCTATGATAGTAAGTTTTAATGTTTAACTTATTATAAGTTATTAGTTATAAGTAGAATTTGGAGTGGATGTAAGAGTGAGATGATTATATAAAAAAAGAAAATTTGTAAGGGAGAATCCCCCTTATTTGATGCAATGAAAAATAAGGAAACAAGAAAGAAGAATAGACAGTGTCTATTCCCTTTACTTGTCTTTCTTCCCTATTTTCATTTATATAGAAGCATCACAATGAAAAAAACAAAGAAATAAATCACAGAGTTATTTTTTTGATACCCCGCCCATAACCCCTTACAATGTTTGAACATTGTACACCCAAAAAAAATCATATACACCCATATGAAATAATTCAAAACAACAAAACCACAAAAACACTATACATTATCATAAAAAATCTATGAAAATACTAGCAAATATTACAATTCAATAAAGCCACCAATACCTCCACTATCAAACAAATGGTTCATAATAACACCACGCATACTATCAACATAATGGTCATCCTTCTTCACAGGCTTATCCTCACCACGTTGAGCAGCCTTACTATCCCATTCATAACCCTTAATCTGCTTAATAGTTTCAGTACAATCCTCATGAATCAATAAATGATTCTGATAAAACAAACTACTCATAACACTAATACACTCTAACGTATCAGGCATAAAAGACACTACATCCATCAATACACGGTCATCCTTAATCAACGCAGTCTTAAGACTTCCTGCATCATGACTACAATAAAACACGTTATCATATCCTAAGTTGTATTTGTCCTGGAATTTTACAATGTCATCTACTCTTTCAACATCAGTTTGACCACCAACTTCCTTAGTTGCATCATATCCATACTCTGCTATTACATGAAATTCATTATAATCCTGATGACATATAACACCAACTAGGCTATAACAGGTAGTGCTGCTTGTACCATAATCACTGCTTATCTCTAGATAGTCATATTCCTCCAAGTCTACTGTGCCGGTTAGGATATTGTCATCTGTGAAGCTGTCAAAGATTATACCTTGACCACTTACCCATTCCCCTAGTATGTTTCTTTTATAGAATACACTATCAGGAGGATATAAATTCTTAAGGTATCGGACATATTCAGGGTCAAGTGTAGGATTATCTTCCAGGGTAAAGTTTTCCACTAGTACTGTTCCGTCTTTTATTAATTCCTCCTTGGTTACATAATCTGTGTGTACAAAGTTATTAGGATTCCCTGGGTTACAGGTCATGAATATCTTTGCTCCACTTAGACTGTTTCTGCTTAGTAGCATGTAGACTGCTTCTTTGTTCATGACTGTTACTTCATCTAGGAATGTTCCTGCACAGGTAAATCCTTTGATTTTCTCATCACTTCCTAGTTTGTCTAATCCGAATAGGTTTATCTTTTTATGTGGATTTTTTATGATTATTTCTTGATCGAATTTATGGTATTTGTATGTGATGTGTAGGAGGTCTAGGATTTGTAGTAGTGGTTCTACTACATTTCTTTTTAATGCTCCCATTGTTACTCCTGCTAAGGCGAAGGTGTTATGTGGACTGTGTCCTATGAAGGATATGTATCTCATTATGGTTGTGATTGTTTTACTGCTTCGTATTGCTCCGACTGCTATGTTTACGTATTTGTTACTGTTTTTTAGGTATTGTTTGCTTTTGTCACCGAATGGCTTGAGCTGGAAGGGTTGTGCGTTGTCTTGTTGTTCTCTTAGTTTCATTAACTGTTTAGTGTATTGATGGTATGTCATTTATTCTTGGTCTCCTTCATCTTGGTCGCATCCTAGCATTTGTCCTACTTCTTTTAGTATGTTTTGTTGGTCGTTGGTGATGTTGTTCTGTGTTTTTAGGAATTTGAGTATACTGTATGTTTCTGCATAGTCACTTGTTAATCCTTTCTTGACTTGCATTAGTTGGCTTGCTAGTTGACTCCAGCTTTGTGCTATTTTGATTTGTTCTTGTGTGTTGTTGTTTGCTAGTTGTTGTATGGATTGTAGTGCTTGTTGTTGTATGTCATCTAGTAGGTAGTAGTGTTGTTTGTCTACTGTTGCATCTAGTCTCATGAATTCCTTGGTGGTTTCTAGTGCCTCGTAGTCTATGTGTTCGTATTGTAGGTGGAGTTCATCTAGGAATCTTTGTTCCCATCCATCTTCTTTACTCCATTTGCCTAGTGTGGCTCTTTTTGGTAATTGATAGGGTAGTTCCTCCTTTTTTTGAAGGGTTAAATGTAATTGTCTTATGTTTCTTTTATGAGGAGGTAATTCTTTGTATAGTTGGTAGAAGTATTCGTGTTTTGGTTTGTAAGGGACTTTCTGGTTTGGAGTTGGTGGGTTTGTTATTGTGGTCATGTTTGTTAGTCCCCCTTTTTTATTGTATTATAATATGTTTACATTGTACTGTTTTGTACTGTTTTTGGATTATTTTTATATTGTTTGGTTTACATATCTTTTATTATTTTCTTCTTTTCTTCTTTCTTATGTGGTGGTGACTTGTACTGTGCCATTGTATGTGTTTATGTTAGGTTTTTGTGGTAGGTTGCGTTTCTGGTGATTGTTTGTATTGTGTTTTGGTTTTGGTCTTTGTGTGTGAGTGTGATTGTTATTTTATCATTGTCTTGTAGATTTTGGTTGCTCATTATTGTTTGACCGTCATATCCTACATTTCCATTAGGTGCTGTGTTGTTGATTTGCAGGTCTGCTTCTATTGTTTCATTAGTGTTTTCATTGAGGTATAAGGCATTTCCTCTTTGTGTGTTGAATCCTAATTCTTGTATTGTTGTGTTTTCATCTGTTGACAGGTTTGTGATTATTATATCTATTCCATTGGATGAGTAGGTTGCTGTGTTGGGTTGTAGTGTTATTTTGTATTCATTGTTATCTATGATGGGGTTAGCCCCCCCCAATTATTGTGGTGGTTTCTGTGCTTGTTGTTGGCTTGTATTGTTGGTCTCCTTTGTATATGGCTTGTATTGTGCATGTTCCTTCCACTAGTACATCTGATGGGATGGTTGTCTCGAATGTTCCTTCACTGTTTGTGTAATCATGCATTGTATATGTTGTATTGTCTTGGAATGTGACTTGTATTGTTATTGGTGCGTCTACCAGTATATCTGAGGTTGTATCGTCTTGTAGAAGTCCACTTATCGTCATTGGTGTGTCAGTATCATAGTCATATAGTATTAAATCAATATATGTTGGGGTTCTGATTATATTAGTAAAATCCCCCCCCCAGTCCATTCTTTTGTATCAAGATTAAGAGTAGCATTTATATTGACTGGTCCATTCATGTTTCGGATTGTTACTTCAAATGAGAGTAGATGGTCTTCTGCTACAGGAATAGACAACGGTGTTTCTGGTTCTAGCATTCCGAGGAAAAATGGAGGTTTTCCAGTTCCAGGGTCAGGGACATACAGAGAGTATATGCCGAATGAAGTTTCCATATTGTTTATTTTTAGTTGTGTCGAATAGTATTCACTATCACTTGGAAATGTTTGCGTCTTGTTATCATAATGTTGAGTAAATGGCAGGTGAATATGTACATCCTGGAGGGTCAAGGTGGATTTGTCCTCCTGTTCCTGCCAAGCATTAACATCATCTTCATACACTCCTACATATGCATCGGCTAGATGAGTAACGCCCCATACATGGTCAGTAGATAATGGCAATTGTGCTTCCAATTCTGCTATTCTTGCCTGTAACTCTGCACAATCTCCACTAGGCGTATCACTTGGTTCTAATCCAGATTCATAGATTCGATACGCGAGTGCAAGGAATAAATTCACATCACCTGCAACATTCAAATTCTCCAATGCTGTAGGTAATGCCTTAGTATCCTTACTAATATCCAAAGAGTACTCTACCGTATCACCAGCCAATGTAGTACAAGATACAGTGAGTGTACCATCAGTTAATGTTACCTCGTCAATACAGAAGTTGAAGATTGTTGCAGTGTCTTTGGTTATTTTGTGTTTGATTGTGTTGTTGTTTATGATTCCTTTGGTTGTTTTTATTTTAGTCATCTTTTTTATCTCCTTTCTTATTAGTTTTCTTAGTGGTTTTCTTACTAGGTTTCTTAGTGGTCTTCTTACTGGTTTTCTTGGTTTTCTTTTCTTCTTTTGGTCCATCAGTAACAAGTAATTCTGCCATTATCCTGATTACTGTAGGTAAGTCATTTATAAGTATGGTTTCTATCTTCTTACCTGTCTGTATGGTTGCCTTATCATCTTGTATGCTTAATATACACGTATTAATAATATTCTTATTTCCTAATCCTTCTATTATTATTTGTTTTGCTTTCACATCATTAATATAAGTATGTCCTTCCTTCTCTATACTTATTGATTCATTATATTCCATATTCTATCTCCTCCATTGCTTATATTCATTCAACAATACCTGTAATCCAACATATAATGCAAACAAGGATACAAGTATTAATACTATCCACAATATCACCATTATCACCGTAATAATAATAACTGCACAATACTAAATGCAGCTGCAAATAATGCACTAACAGCAGCTCCACCCACTGCAAAGAGTATCTTCTGCACTACATCAATACGATGATTAGCAGCTTCAATCTTTGTAATGTTCTTGTTTGCTGCATCTTTGAGTTTTTCTATGCAGTGTTGGTTTTGTTCTAGTGTGTTGATTCGTTGTTGCATTTTTGCCATTGCCTCACCTGTTTTGCTTTGTCCTAGTTGTAGTGTTTGTAGTGTTTTCATGATTTCTGTAGTGTTTCTTCTATGGTCTTGTTCTAGGTTAGAGAGTCCTTTTTCTAGTTTGTTTTCTAGTTGTGTGAGTCGGTAGTCTATGAATTTGTAGTCATTGATTGCAACTATATCATTATTCTTAGTGGTACTGTTTTGTGTGATTGTGTCTGTGTTATTCTTGTTTTTCGTGTTGCACATCCTCCCCCTCTTCCTCCTGTAGGTCTAGTAGGTCTTCAAGGTTGTTTGCATCATCCATTAACACTTCTGTGTTATGTTCATCTAGTGTCTTGCCTGCTAGGAATCCGATAAGTCCAGTTACTACACTACTAGGGATTGCTATAAGTGCTGTTATGATTGCTAATTCTATTTGTGGCATGAGTATGAGTATTATTGGTATTTCTAGTAGTGTTACTGCTGCTAGTATTCCTACTACGCCGATTATTGTCTTTTGTGTATAGGTATCCATCTAATAGTTGCCTCCCTTGTCTATGAGTGTTTGTCGCCAGTCTTTCTTGTAGTGAGTATCTTGTAGCATTTCCTGTAGTAATTGTTGTTTTTCTCTTAGTAGTTGATTATAGTAGGCTTCATCTTTTTCCTGTAATGCTGGTGTGAGCATCATATCTATTTCATGTAATCGGTATTCATTATATCCATATGCCATATGCTTTTTACACCTCCCCCATAATCTGTCAAAGTATTTATTGTTCTTGAAGGAAGGGATTCTATAAATGGTTATGGTAGGAGTCGAACCCACATAATATGGTAGAACAGGGAAACCAGTAATCCCCTTTTTTCCATCATCACTAATTCACTTTGGATCATAAAGCATTATATTATAATTTCTTATGGGATTATTCTTTTCCTGCTCAGCATATATTGTATCCGTTCATAACCGTATTGTAGAAAAGTCTTCTGCAAATAATAGTAAGAGTATCTTTTGGTGGGATAATAGACATGGAGGAGGGAGTATGTCATAGTCTAACATTTTGAAAGGATACATCAGTCCATGAAAAAAATGGAGTATTTTTGTTTTTGAGGAAAAAAAATCATGGATTGTTCCCCTTTCATTAGGTGGCATGTCCCTTTTTTGTGTTTTCTGTCAATTCCTTCATTCTTGTTTAGCGTTTGTTCAGTCTTTTTTTTACTCCTATTTTTTTTATATCCCTTTTTTTTCTTTGAATATTTTATCAAAGGAGGTATTTATATGATATAACTCCTAAATCATAATAAGATGATAAAAAGTATGCTCATTAATCACGGATTAAATAATATTGGAATAATCATGCTCCTTAGATTACATTAGAGCAAAACTGTTACATTAAATACAATATTAACATTCTAATGCGAGAAATGAAATCTCTTGCATAAATGAAGCTTTGACAGTGTCATATACTGCATCATGACACAACATCCCCTCTCATCATCCATTATCCTACTGGAATATAACTCCTCTCATAGGTATAGGAAGACTTTTCTTGATATATACATCTATGTGTTTAACTTAATATACTAATAAGTTATAAGTTATAACAAAAGAAAAGAAAAAAAATTAGTGGAAGGTTATGGATACATCCTCAGTAGATGTATCAAGATCATACTTCACAGAAGTATACTTGTGTTCTCTGATGAATGACACAGGAAGAGTGACTCTGTTGTCACGAACCCTTACCTGTTTCCCATCACAGGATATCGTGTCT